GAGAGAACCAAGCTTCTTATCTCATTAACGAATCTACTGATGCTACATCTTCAGGTTCTTTTGAGACAGTTGCGTTCCCAATCATCAGACGTGTTTTCCAAAAATTGCTTGCAAATGAAATCGTATCAGTTCAGGCTATGAACATGCCAATTGGTCGTTTGTATTTCATTAACCCTAAAATTTCAAAAAGAGTTGGTGCTGGAAGTGCTAGCGCACACACTGTATTTGATGGTGTTTATTCTAACGCTGCCACTACTGCTGCTGCTAACAAGACTCAATACCAAACTACATCTCTTTATGATTCTTTCTATAACACAGGAAGTTCTTTAGATGATGATGGTGGTCTCTTTGATAGAACTAAAGGTAGATTTACTAACAATACTACTTCACTATTAGTTATGGCAGGTACTCCTAATTCAGGTGCTACAGGTCTTTCTTCTAGAATTGTTGTAAGACTTACTGGATTTAGCCAAACAAGTGAAGGCAAACTAATTGGACCAGCAGGTATTCCAATGGATACTGAATCTTTCTTAATGAGTTTAAAAATATCTTCTAGTGTTGGTTTAGTAGCAAAAATTGGTGATAGTTCTTATGATATTAATGCAGGTGCTTCAATTCCATTTAGAGTGCCGATGCAAGCTTATGGTAAAGAACTTGTTCAAAAGAATACTGATTACATTACACTTGAGCTTTTATTAGATGGTGCTAATTATAATGGTGTTTATGGTCTTAATCCTGGAACAGGTACTACCGCAGGTTACTCTGCTGCAACAGGTGCTGCTCTTGTAGTTCCATTTAGTGCTAGCTACAGAACTTATAGTTCATTAGAAGAAGATGCTGAGATTCCTCAAGTAACTTTCACTTTCGACTTTATCGATGTGTCTGTTGAAAAGAGAATGTTAGGTGCTACCTTCACTCCTGAACTTCAGCAAGACGTTAATGCCTTCCATTCAATTGATGTTGAGGCTGAATTAACTGCTCTTCTTTCTGAAGTTGTATCAGGTGAAATTGACCGTGAAATCCTTCGTGACCTTCGTAAATCTGCTTCACATGTTGAATTTTGGGATTACCAAGGATATGATAGAAGAGTTGCTACAGCAGGTCTTGCACTTACTCGCAAAGACTACAACCAAGATTTAATCACTAAGATTAATCAAATCTCTGCTAAAATCATGAAATTCACTCTTCGTGGTGGTGCAAACTGGGTTGTATGTTCTCCTGAAATTGCTGCTGTTTTTAATGACCTTGAGTACTTCCATGCTTCTGATGCTTCTGCTGAAGAAACTAAGTTCTCTTTAGGTATTGAGAAAGTTGGTTCTGTAGCTAACAGATATACAGTATATGTTGATGCTTATTCACCATCAGGTGTTGTTCTTGTAGGTCACAAAGGAGATTCAATCTTCCATGCAGGTTACATCTACGCTCCATATGTACCGTTGATGCTTATGCCTAAAACCATTAACCCTGCTGATTTCAAGCCTGTAATGGGTATCATGACTCGCTATGCGAAGAAAGTGGTTAACAACAGGTTCTATGGTAAGGTATTGGTACAAGGTTTACCAACCGCTTCTCCTTCTGAATTCATGTTAGATACAATCTAATCTAATTTAGAATAAAAAATTAAGGGGTAGATTTTTCTACCCCTTTTTTTATTTACTATTTATAATAAAATGATTAAGGTTTCTTATTCTAAAAAAATAGATAATTTAAATCCTGCAAAATTTAAACATTTAACTATGTTTTTAAAATTTTGTAGAGATGAATTGAACATTACAAATGATATAAGAGTTTTTTTATTAAAAAAAGATAATAAATTAAATATCACCACAGGTGGTTATAACCCATCAGATAAATGTGTCTATACAATTGCTGAAGGCAGACAGATTGCCGATATACTCAGAACTTTAGCACATGAACTTGTACATCAAAAACAAGATTTACAAGGTAAAATAAAAGGTAATATACCTGATATTGGTGGTGTAATAGAAGATACAGCCAATGCTATAGCAGGTAGACTTGTAAAGATGTATGTAAAAAAATACGATTCTAAAGAGATTTATTCTCTTTAGTTATAAAGAAATAGCTAATTCCTTGTGATATAAATAAAAAATACCAAGGTATACTATTTGCGATTGCAAAAGCTAAGAAAATTATAAAACATACCCAAACTGAAAAACAATTAATACATGTTCCGAGAGGTTTTGCTAATTTTTTAGAAATTGGTTCTACACGTTCTATTAAAAACATATAATACCAATCAAGCACATTTCCTTCATTAAAGGAAAAATCTAATAACTTGGTTAATTGTGCTGAACAAAAACCGATAAAAATTGAAAAAGCTAAATATTCCATCATCTTCTAGGTCTTCTAATTACTGTTGTTGGTTTTTTAGTTGAACCACAACCACATCCTTTATTTTCCATACTATATTAAATTTTTAAGATTTTCAGGTAATCTATAATCCTTAACATAAGTTGATGTTATCTCCTTAAAGAAAGGTTTATAATTATACATTTGATTATTGGTAGTTATATTTGTTATTGTATTTATTTCAAAAAATCTTTTTGTATTATTATCATCATATAAAATAAAATCACCCTTTTTAGGGTCAACATTTGATGCTTCTATATCATCTAAATATATACCAAATTTAACAGTTTCAATATTCTCATTAACAAGCATTGTATTTCCTATTTTGCTTATTTCTGATTTACTTAAAGAAATAAATGCACTTAGTTTAATAGGTTCTGCAAATTCTTTTTCTGATGGCATACTTTCGCCATAGATATCTTTTTTAGATGCTGTAATATTAATCGGAAATAAATATATAAAAAGACCCATATCCTCATTGATATAATCTTTTGACATTCTTAAGTCAACTTCGTAGTCTTTTTGATTATAATATATTGTTCTACTCATTTATTTCCAAATTATTTGAGTTTGCGCTGGAGCGTATGATAATACTTTATTTAAACTTTCACCAATTGATGCCTTTTTCTCCATAATTTTTTGATAAGTAAATTCAGCTAAATCCTCTTGTAGTTCTTTAAATATAGCATCTTTTTCTTTATCATAATCTTCGGCAAAATATTTATAATCAATTTCAATTACTTCGTCTCTTTGTGGTAATTTTACTTTACCTGAAGTTTTTGCCCAAATAGTTGCAAGAAATTTCTTTACATATGCTGATGCCAATCTTCTTACTTTATTTTTAGAAGGTGCATTTAAATTATCCCATTTTTTAACTCTAATAGGTACATCAGATGGTAGTTTAACAATATCTTCATTTTCTTCTAAACATTTATCTCTTTGATTATTATCAAGGGTATCATAATAAAAATACCAAACTTTAGCACCAGTTTCTGTTTTACCAAATTTACCAACAATTTCTTCTCTAGTACCAGGTATTGGGTATAAAAAAAGTTTTTTTGTTTTATTTGGTCCGGGTGCTATTCGATATGTTAATTCACTTTGAATAATCTTTTTCTTTTGTAATCTATCCATGGTGGATAGAATTAATGAAAATGATGGTAACATAGCTTGTGCAGGTACATTAGCATAATACCATCCTGTTGGTGCGCCAAACCATCCACCACCCATACCAATTGGGTCAAGAATATTTGTTGCAATTTGTGGTGGTGTATACCAAAGAACTTCATTAATTTCTCTTCCTGATGGAATAGTATAAATTTGTGTGTCAGCAGAAATAGTTACATAATCACTTTTAAGTTCCCATTCGCCCAATGTAGAAATACCTGTTTGTTTACCATACGCAATAGCAAATGATTTTTCAAAATCAAGTGTTTTAGTTGTAAACGCTTCAACAAAATTAGCTGAACTAATACTAAGACCTTCTAGTGATGACCATTGTTGTTCAATTAACCAATTATCTAAATAAGATATATAATCTTCTATAGCCATTTCGACATTAGTTTCAATTACATCATCAGTTACCCAATCACCATAATCACGGACAGGTTCACCTATTGAAACTCTAATTTGTCTGTAAAGTTTTTGTTGTTCTTCTGAATTTTTAAAAATCATTATGACTTATTTATTATAAATAGTCATGATATCATCTATATTTTTTAATTCATTAACTTCTTCAATCTTTTCAATTATTTCGTTTTTAGGTTTTTTAGGTGATTGAATGCCACGAAGTGAATTAATTTTTTTGTTTATATTCTCTTCAAGTTGTTGTTTTTCTTGTTCAAGTTTTTGATTTAGTTCGTACAACATTTTTTCTCTCTCTAAAAAGGTATTCTTTATTTGAACAAGTATATTAAACAAGTCATCAGTATTGTCTACTGATTTTAAAATAAATTGATATATATTATATATTCTACCATCATTCTCAAATGTCTTTTTAGGATTTTCTAAGATGTAAACTTCGTTTTCATCAAAAAATGGTGTCATATCCCAATCGGATGGGAATGACATGTAAATATCAACAAAATCGTCAAAATTAATTTGAACAATATAGTCTTTCAGTTCTTCAATTATTTTTTTAAACTTCATAGTAAAATATAAGTAAATATATATGTTATTGCTAAATAAAAATATTGTTTTTCTCTTTTAGAGAGAGATTCTGATAATTTTTCTTGTTTTCTCATACATCTTAAAAATACATAAGAAATGTATACAATAAAAATTATAGACCCCAAAAATAAAAATAATGGGAGGAATTTTGAAAAAAAGTATAATATTAATTCTGTTATCATATAAATTTACCCTTACTTGTAATAATTTTTTCCGTTTTTACGATTGGTCTAATTTTGCTAGTGATATTAGTATTTGCTTCTTCTATTTCTTTTAATGGCTCAACCACTTCAGTTATTTTATAAACATTAGGATTTAAAGATAAGACATCTCCACCAATAATTTGATAAGTTAAGTTAGTTTTATCAAGGAGAATTTTTAAATAATTCTTAGAATTATCTAATTGTTTATTTGGGTCGTCTTTGCATCGAAAATATCTCAGTTTTCCATTTACTGAATTAAAAAACTGAATTTTCATATAACATGTATCACTACTATATGTAAAATACGTTGGAATATAAATATTTACAAATTCTTTAGCTATTTTTTTTGTTTCAAAGAGTATATCAGTTTCTCTTTTCTTAATAATTTTTGTTCCTTTTATAAAATTTTTTGATAATAAAACTTGATTATTATCTGAATAGCTATCATATATATCAAATAAATAAAAAGATTCTTCAATATATAATGTATTTGATGTTATAAAATAATCACTAAATCCTGCACCGTTGTAAGTTGTTAAACCACTAAAATAGGGTCGTATAATAAAATTAGAAGCAGGTTTAAAAGATAACATTTCAACATCTTTATCCGCTTGCAAAGATTCATACAAAACTCTATCAATTTCAGAATCAATATATTTTTTTATTGATTCACTTTTGGGTGTAAAATCGTGTGTATGTTCTAAATTAACATCGACTTCATAACCATAATCAATATCTTTTAATATTCTTATCATATTATTCACAAAGACCTGGTTTTACTTCAGGTGTTATTTTTATATTAGACTTTTTAAAGTTATATCTATCATTGGCAAAATTTAATGTAAAATCATTAAATAAAATACCAGTGTTTCTATCACTTAAATCAGGTTTAAGCATAAATACAATATCATTGTAAAAATAATGTACATTATTTATAAATGGATTATCATAATTTTCTGGGTCACCATATTCCATTAAATCTCTCCAAATTGCTGTATTACCACTAATAACAGCATTATCAGGTAGTAATGGTTTTATTGTTAAATCAGTAAAAACATCTTCTGCAACTGTTTCATATCTTTTTAACTCAATTGGGTAAAATGGATTAAATTTAAATCTAAAAGAAATTTCTACTGTTTGTGCTTGTGTTGTAATATCTTTTGTATATGCTGAATAATTAGCATCAACATAATCATTAAAATCAGATGCAAATCCTTGAAAAGTGTCTGTAAGTTTTATTCCTATAATATATTCTTTTTTAAGTCTCTCATTAAATAAATAATTTTCTTTATCAAATTCAATAAAATTACCTTCTAGTGTTGATTTTGTAACATCGAGTGGTGCTGAATTTGAATTATCATGATTACCGATTTGAAGATAATTTCTAATAAATCTAATATTTAGATTTATGTTTTGTAGTGTAAGTTTTAAATTATATAATTTTAAAAAAGATTTTGACTTATCTAAAAAATAATTTTTAAAATCAACTAAATCATATTTTGTGAATTTAATAATTTCCAATATTATGTTATCAGTTAAATCATCCTCTGAATAACCAAATTCTGTTAATGGGTTAAGATAGTCAACATACTCATCAAACTGATAAAGATTTTCATATAAAACTAAATTATTTTTTGGTATAAAACCCAAATAAACTTTATTATCATAAACATTGTCATTATCTATTTTAAAAATATCTTTTGGATTAATATTAATAGTGTTAAACATAAAACTATAATTTTTTTCATTAAAAATATTTTTTGAAAATCCATAATAATTAATTTTATAGTTAACGTCATTTGTTATTGCTGTTAATTTTTCAGAATAATGATGTGTTGTATTACTAAAATATGTTTGTTGTGGTATTTGTCTGTATAATCTTAAATCAAAATAATCTTCAAGATTAAAAACATTAGATGTGCTATCATCATTAAAAAGGTCATTCAATGTTTTAGTTGTTGTATTTTTATTTCTCAAAAATGATAAATAGTTTATTACACCATATATTCTATATTTTGTCGATTCATTTCTTTCTTTAGTAAATAATTCAGATAAAGATATTATTCTAGTATTATTAAACTCGTTTAAATCATTAACATTAGTTTTTAAACTTATGTTTAAACCTAAATCTTCTTCTTGAGCTAGAAGATATCTTTTATCGGGTTTTATATGTTCAATAAATTCCATTATATAATATTAGATTCAACTAAATATTTGAATATATCATTATCGTTTGTACCTTTTAAGAAATAGTGAGATTTACCATCATTCCATTTGTTTGAGTCTAATGGGTCTCTTTCTTGATTAGTTCTGTTAGTTGCTGAGTTTGAATCGTGATTTTCTGCTCTCATATAATTACCTTGAAATTCTGTTTTTTCAAGTCTAAAACCAAGTTGCTCAACATCATTAAATGGTGATTGTAAATTAGGATTTTTATAATCATAAAACTTAATAAAATCATTTTTATTTACTTCTATAAATGCTGTTTTTGTATAATCACCATGTGCTAACCAAATATTATTTTTTTGTTTACCACCTATTGGATTATCATTACCTTGTAATCTATATTTATTTGTAATAAATTTACAAACTTTATTCCTAAAAGATTTATTTTTAGTTTTATACATAAAGTTTGTAAAGTATAAACTAAAATTTATCCATTGGTCTTTTATTGCATATGCATGAAAAAATTGTGGTACTGCCATATTATTAAGTGGTTACTATTGCATCTTTAATTAGTTGTACAGTCAGTGTACTATCAGGAAGCTCTAAAATACTATTTTTAAAAGTAATTTCGGCACTTATTTGTGTATTAAGTATAGCATTATATCTACTAGTACCAGGATAAGATGTTGCTCTACTTAATACCTTTAAATCATTAACATCATAATAAGAATCTATATTAAAATTGTAGATTGAAAGGATAGCATTTTTAATATCATCGTAAGTCCATTTTAATCGGAAAACAACTGAGCTGGTTGCATTATCAAAAGATATAATATCACCTTGTGTTTGAAGGGTTAAAAGATTACCCTCTTTAAGAAGGTATAGATTATTATATAAAGTTGTTGAGTTGGGTGGTGAAAATGTTCCTCTTTTGATATAAATTTTATACTTTAATTCAGATAAATTTTCTTCTATTGTTCCCAAATTATTGCTTGCTAAGTTATAAATAACAACCCTAATATTAGTATAATTTTCTATATATTTTGCTTCATCATATTCAATACCATCAATAGGTGTTAATGATGCAGTAGAGAATTGTGAAGATGCGGTATAATTCTCTTTAACATATCTTTGATGATATATGGTACTTGGATATTTTTGCGCTCCTGGTTGTGTACCAAAGAAATTATTTTCTTCCTTTTTAAAATTGTCTTGACCATGGGCAAGAGAAGGTGGCGGTGGGGGAAGGGGTGGTTGTGGTTCATTTGCTTGTCCAGTAACATCTGTATTTAGCGGTGATGGGTCAGGGTCTCTACCAGGTATAGTAATATGATTATACATATCTGAATATTTTAACATCTCATTCATGTGTCTTTGATATGCTACATTATCTAAATATGTATTATCAGTTAAAGGACCTGTTTCATCTCTATCTTTTGCTCCAAAATATAAAATATTTGTTTGTTCTTCAAACCCATTTGTAGCATTTTGGCCGTATTCATTATCCCAACTGTTTGACCATGTATCAGGGTCAAAAACATTGAACATTGTATCTGTATCTTCTTTTTGTTCATCTACAGTTTTCATTTTTGACCTTCTTACATATATATATTGAGCAACGCTATATATTTTACCTGCTTCAAAACTATGATGTTTCCAAATCCATTTAGCTTGGTTTGGATATTGTAATGAGGTTCCTGCTTGACTTCGTGTTTGGTATAGTGGACCATAATCGTAAGATTGTGGTATTTTTAATGCTATTTTACCTGTTCTATTTCTAGATGGGGGGTTATCAATTATTTCATCATTTGTCAAATAAAAATATCCCCTAAAACCAATAAATACACCTGTTGGATTATTATTATTAACAGATACCAAATCTCCGTTTTCATTTGTAACAACTTTATTTCTATTACAATTTAATAATGCAATAAAACTACCATTATTTTGATAAAAAACATAATTTTTTGGTTCTATAAATCCAATATCTTCATCGTAAGAATATTGACTATAAATACCATCTGTGCTTGGTGTACTATCATTATTTAATATATCTGCTGTTAAATCATCTACTGTATTTTTTATAGTAAAAACTTTAGGTACTAAATTACCCTTTTTATGTGATTGTATAAATAAATCATCAGGTATACTTTCTAAATAATTATCTTCAGTAAAGTTACATGCATTTTTTTTACCATAATATATAAATTGAAATGCATCATAATCATTTCTACCACCATTTAAAGTACAATATAAATCTTGAAACAATCTAAATCTTATATAAGGTACAACATTTTTAATTTGGAAACAAAAAACTAGATTATTACAATTAAGACCTGGTAGTGGTGCATTCATATTTCTATTATATGAAAAAGTTCTAGATGCACCTAATAAACAAACTCTTCCAGCGGCATATAAAGCCCACCATCCATTAGAACCTATACTTGATTGTTCACATCCAACACATAAATTTAACCAAGCAAAATAAAGTCTAAATATAATTCTATCACCCCACCAAGTACGATTGCCAGGTGTAAAATAATTACCAAATACAGTTACAAATGGTTTAATTTGTTTGTTAAGTTTAAAATCCAATCTATTAATGCCAACATTTGTATTTGTTTCATCTTGACTCCATAATGGTTTAACATATTGTGTGATATTTTGTATGTCAATATTTGGTAATGTTTCTAATCGAAGTTGGTCATTAATTTTAGTATTTTCATCAACAAAAAAACTATCAGGATATCCTTCTAATTTTAGTAAAGCAGGTGTTGTTGAAAATTTACCAATATCTGTTATATCTGCACACATAGTTACTGTGTATGTTCTATTGGCAGGTACTGTTAAAATATAATCACCACTTTCATTTGTGACTGTGGTAAATTTTAAATACTTATCATAAACATATGCAAGTGTTTCATTTGTTAAAATTTCTTCTTTTTCAGGAAATGTACCGACAGGTGTTTTTGGTGTAGCACCTATACCAAATTCATTATCAGGAAAATCATTAAAATTTCTATTTCTTGAATATTTAGGTAAGAGATTATAAACTTTATTATTGTCATCTGTATCAAATGTGGTTTGATAAGGATACATAGAAAGTGCTTCTATTTTTTTAATATCATCTAAAGTTATTGGACTACTAACTTCTGTTTCATCAATTGGAATAAATATAGAGACACGACAATTTGGTAAACCAACACCACTACCTGTAACTCTACCGACAATAATACCATAATCTGAATCAAATAATCTATATAAATCCTTTTGAAAGATTCTCAATGATAAGATGTCAAGAGATTCGTAGGTTTGTCCAAGTTCTACATTTATGTATTTATCACCTATGTTTGTTTTGACTCTTAATGACTTATGCTTATCGTTATTACTTTTTAAAAAATTAAAAATTCTCATGATATTTTTTATAAATAGTTATAACTATTTATAATAAATTATCATAAGTGGCTAAAAAGATTAAATTTATTGGTGGTTCGGCAGTTAATAAAGATAACTTACCATCTTTTTCGGTATTTAATAATTCCTTTCAAACAACTGTATTTAACGGTGATATAGAATTATCTAGTAAGTTTAGCACAAATTTAAGTATTAATACTTCTAATAATATTATAACAACTCAAAGAGATGTTACACTTAGTGACTTAAAAATTACAGACTTGGATGGTTTGAATAATTTTATAAAAATCACAAGTAAATTAAAGTTAAATGTAGATAGAGAAAACCTTTCAACTTATGCAGTTTATGGTTCACTAAAAGAAAAATTTAGGATAGGTATTAATAATATAATTAATAAGTTTCCAGGCGGTTTATTTATTGATTTTGACCTTAATGGTATTACATATTCAAATATATTAGACTATACTTATGATGAATTAACAGATACTTCAACTTTTAGAGTACCAACTATACTAATTAATAATCCATTTTTAATTAATTTTAAAGTTGGTGATGTATTAGATTCAAAAAATCTTGATAATTTAGTTCAAAGATACGAAGATTATGTTCTAAACTATGATAGTATAAATTATAGTATAAATGGTTTTACAGGTATTAGTAGTTCAAATACGGCTTACTTGTATTTTAATGTTTCTAATAATCCATTTTCGGGAACATCAACACCACAAAATTTTAGTGATGTTTATTTGATAAAACCAAATGATATTGAGTTTAATAAATTTTATGATTCGTTAAATGAACTTGAAAGATATTTCTTAAATAAGAATTCAACACCAAAATATTCATTTACTTTTAAAATACCTGAAATTGATGAAGATAACAATTTATCATATAAATCATATTCATTAAATTTTCCTTTAGAATCTGATGGTTACAATTTGGATACAGAATCATCTGTTTACATAACTTTCTTGGATACTTTATTTGAGATTGCTGATTTATATGATGATTATAAATCAAATCTTATTATTAGAAAATTTATACCCGAATCTATATTAGATTTTGATAATACTTCAGATTTTAAAACAGAATCCATAGTAAAAATTTATGGTAAAGAAATTGATGAAATTAAAATGTTCATTGATTCCTTAATGAACATTAATTCCACTTCTTATGATAAAATAAATAATATACCCGATGTTTTAATTAAAAATCTTGCAAGAACTTTAGGTTGGAAAGCAAGAAATATAATTAATGATAAAGATTTAATATCAGCGGTATTTGCAAATAATAGTAGTGGTGATACTGATGTTGAGGCTTCTTTGGCTGAAGTAGACATTGAGCTTTGGAGAAGACTTGTTATCAATACTGCTTGGTTTATGAAAAGCAAGGGTACTAGAAAGGCACTTGAGACAATATTTAATTTTTTAGGTGCGCCACAATGTTTAATTAGTTTAGATGAATATGTATATGTTGTTGATAAACCAATTAATACAAATCTTGTAAATGTAGATGTTTTAATAGACCCAGCAATAGATGGTTTAGTACCTACTCCAATACCTTTTGATAACGATGGATATCCTATCGCACCTTTTACAGACCAATACACATATTTTCAAATGGATGGTAATGAGGACAATGGTAGAAAATACATTGACTTATACAGAAAATTAGGATATGATGTTGTAAAAACTATTGATAATAAAAAATCTTGGATTTATTATGAAAGTGCTAATACACATTCATCAAGTGCTAGAAGCACAAACTATCAAGTAAATGATTCAAGATTAATAATCAATACTAAAGAAGTTACTATTGGTATTGATGTAGCAAGAGCAATAGAATGTGATGTTTATGAGTTTAATAAAGAAAATGATTATCCTGTAACAAGCACAGGAAGAACATCACCATATCCACAAAGAGAGTCGAATAAATTTGATGCAAATTCTTTAACATTTGCAGAATACATTAATAAAATATATTCAACATTCATAAATGCACAAAATAGAAAAGTTAGTGATTCTGCAATTGGTTCACATTATCCTTCTTTAACAAATTTATATTATGATTATTTAGATAATTCATTTGCTGATATTGGTGTTGTATCAAACAAAAGAAAATTCAAAGAATTATTAGAATATGTTGATAATTTAGATAATATTTTTGATGATTTTATAAAACAATTTATACCTGCGACTACAATATTTGGTGAAAGTACCACAAATATTAGAAATACAGTATTTACACCTCAAAAATATGTTTATAAACAAGGTATAGATGATGGTTCAGAGTTTCAGAGTAATGTTAACGAATTAGCAAGTCAACAAGATAATCCTTTTGAGGATAGACAGGATTTGGTTAGAGTAGAGTCAGTATTTTTTGATGATTATAATGATACAATATCAATTGCAACAATATCACAAAGTGTAGAATCAAGTGATAGTGGTAATATAGATACACCAACATTTACTAGAGTTTATACACCCAAATTTGTTGCACCTGTTTGGGATGGTAAAATTTGTGAATTTACAAAACCTAGTTTTGAATTAACTGGTGCAACTAAAATAGAATTATCTAGTTTAACTAACAATTCAATTGTTAATAAAACAGATGAATCAGGTAAAACTATAACATTTAATTTCACATCGGGAACAGAAGTTTTAAGTGCTTCTACTACTGAGTTTTATTATAGTATACATAAATATAATAAATCAATAAATGTTCAAGGATTTAATGATACACCAATTTATACATTCAGCGGTTCTTATACATCATTTGCAACATCAAATACAATTTCTGATTATATAATAACTTCATCATTTACTTGTGATTCGGAATATATAATTAAACCATATTATGTATTTACTTCTTGTGTGAATACAGGGAGTACTATTACTGCAAATTCTCCTTATACATATTATGAAGCGTTAATTTTAACAGGCTATAATTCACAATATACAAGTAGTCCAAGATTTTTAAATTTAACAGGTAGAACTTTTACAGGTGAAAATTTTACAACATTAATACCTAAAACAGCATATACACCATCATTTAGAAATTATAATACTTTAGATGATTATTATTTTGTTACAGTTTGTGAACCGGATGAACCTATATTGAGATTATCATTAGGTGCTACCGAAACAGATGGTTTATTTGTTGAAACAATACCTGTTAATACGGCAGTATTTACTGCATTTACTTTACAGTATGAACCTGTTGGTCATATTATTGTTAGTGTTAATGGTGTTACTTTACAAAGAATAGCAGAATATAATGATGATATTTATACACCAAATTTACCTGCAAATATTAGAAGACGTTCATTTGTTTTAAATCAAAGGTTAACAAATGCACATGGTGATGTATTAACAGTTGCATATTATAAAAATCCTAATAATATACAAAAATTAGTTAAAGAAGATTTCTTATTTACAGGTTCAACAAGCATAGAACTTGATGCTACATTGAATAAATATGTAATAACTCTTGGTAATGTCAGAGTTAGTAATACTGAAGCTGTTGTTTATTCGGATGGTGTTTTATTAGAAGATGGAACGGAATACTATGGATTTTCTCCAAATTATCCAAACAAAATAATATTGGATATACTACCTCCTGACCCACCATCAACAATTTCGGTTGTATATTTTACATATCCAAATTCTGGTGGTCAAACAATTAATGCAGGGAATCCGTTTACAATTAGTTGGGGTATACCTAGACAAATAGATAATAATGTTACAGGAGAGTTTATACATCAATTTTATGATTTGGCTGATACAGGATTTACAGGTACAACATTATATACAACTTCAACTCCTTACGATTATTTAAATGTTGATTATAGTCAAGCATTTGATTGGAATCAAACAACATTAACAGGTTTAACAACTTATAATTATAGATTAGCATCAACAAAAACATTTAAAACTATTAATAATATAAATTTAAGTGCAGTAACATATAGTGATACAATTAAAATAAAAATACCAGCATAATATGTCAGAATTAGTATACGGTAAAGAATTTAATAGAGGTAATATTAACGTAGCAAAAGCTACTGTTAGTCCTAAAAATATCTACATGGCAAAAGTCATTAGTATTGATGACCCAAATAATGTTGGCAGAATAAAGGTTTTTATTGATGGTATTGACCAAACTAGTACAGCTGATGAAAGTCTTCCATATGCATATCCTGCAATGTCTAGAATTATTCATGTAATGCCGAGAGTTGGTGAAGCTGTATTAGTTTTTATAGCAGATAAAACTAAAGATTCGCAATTATATGGTAATAGATTTTGGATTGGTCCAATAATAACTAACTATAAAAATGTTAAAGATGATAATCAAGATACATTTGGTAGTTTGGGTTCTTCATCAAGTTTTTTATTAACTAAAAATGTTAATTTTGACCCATTAGAAACTAAATCAGAAAATAATAAAAATGATGAAGCTAATATATTCCCTATAGATTCTAGTTTACCACCTTTAAATGTTAATAATTCAGCTGATGTAACTATCATAGGTAGAGATAATACTGACATAATACAATCTGAAAATAAAGTTACATTAAGAGCTGGTAAACACAAGAAAAATTTACCTTTAGACCCCAATAATCAAAATCCGACTTATTCTGTATTGGAGTTTATTGATGATAACACATCGTATTCATTAACAGCAGGTGATGAAATTTATTTAGTAAGCCATAAAGGTAGATTTAAATTTAAAAAAATATTAACCAAAGAGGATATTACTGATTTAAAAGAGAATTCACAATCAATGTTATATGGTGAATTGACTGTTCAATATTTAAGAACTTTAACAGAAGTTTTTTTAAATCATATACATTCACATCCAAGTAAGCCACCAACTTATGGTGCAAAATCAAAATATAAAATTGAAGACTTAAGAAAAGAATTACAAAACATTGAACAATTATTAGCCAAAAACATCAAAATTAATTAAAGTTTTACTTTTGTAAACTATTTATAATAAATCATATTATAAAAAATGGCAAATTTTAATTTTAAATCACCAAGCGTTAAATTTCAAGAAATTGACAGAAGTTTCGCTTCAACCCCATCGTTGGGTATAACATCAGTTGGTATGGTTGGAGAAACCTTAAAAGGGCCAGCTTTTTCACCTATCCTAGTAACAGACAAATCTGAATTTAGAAGATATTTTGGAGGTACATCTGCCGAAAAATATCCTGATGGTTCTGGTAAAATGAAATACTTAGGACCAACATATGCAAATTCTTTCTTAGAAGAAGGAAACCAACTTTATTTTACAAGAATTCTTGGAAAATCAGGTTATGATGCAGGTAGAGGTTGGGCAATTACAGTTGGCGGTGGTGCTTCCGGTGCAACTAGTGCATTAACAAATACACTTACAGGTACTAATGTGTTTTTCTCATCAAGTACGTTTTCAGGTATTTCAATTAGTTCGGCAGGACAAGTAGCAGATAATATATCTACTTCAAGTTTTCAAAAACTTTCAAACGTATTCACATTAACTAGCACTAGAATAAGTTCAATAACTTATAGTACTACAGATACTAGTGGATTCACATTATACACTTCATTTACATATACTGCTGAAACAAATGCAACTTATAATAATATGGTTGTTGCATTACTAAGAAGTAGAGGTAGTGGTTTGCAATCTGATGCAACATTTAATGTTACAGCAGTAACAGGAACATTTTATCAAACCACAGGTAGTCCTTTAAGTAACATTACAATTACAGGTATTGGTCAAACCGTAACTGAAGCATTACAATTTAATTTAGATGTAACATCTTCAAATTATATTGCAAAAGCGATGGGATTCAAAAATTCAGATACTAAATCAAATATGTGGGTTGAAGCAATATATCCTGATTTGATTAGAAAAGGTGTTGTTGATGGTGAGATATATGAAGTTAAAAATATCATCCCTTTAACGACTACTACATTTTCAGATTATAAAGCAACATATACAAACCCTGAAACACCTTGGATTGTTTCAGAATTGAATGGTAATAAAATTTCTAGATTATTTAAATTTATTTCTTATTCTGATGGTGATTCTGCGAACAAAGAAGTAAAAATTGCGATTGAAAATATAAACCCAACAACAAAAGAATTTGATGTAGTAGTTAGAGATTACAATGATACAGATGCTAATCCTTCAATTCTTGAAAGATTTGGTAGATGTGTATTAGACCCTCAAAGTAATAATTTTATTATGAGAAAAATTGGTGGGGTTTATAGTGATGCTGAAAGTAATTTCTTAGAGGATGCAAGGTCAGCATACATTTATGTTAATGTGAATGTTACTGCACCAATAAATTCAATACCTTGTGGTTTTGAGGGTTATTTCTTTAGAAATTATGATAATCCAAACGCTAAAACTCCAAAGATGGTTTATAAAACTACTTATTCATCAACTGATAAAGTTTTAAAAACATATTTGGGTATTTCTGAGAAAGCTTTTGATACATCATCAACTAAAGGATTATCAGTAAATGATGATTTGTTCAAATATTTGGGTTCTAACACTGCTGCTTCTAGTCTCTATAAGACAAAAGGTTTTCACTTAGATTCAGGTGCTACTGGTAATTACACTTCTTCAACAGGTAGTAATCCTGTAATTGGTGAATTTGAAGTTGGTGCAGGTGCTATTTCTAATACTGCAAGTGTAGCAACAGGTGTTTACCAAGATACAAACAAGCGTAAATTTGTTGTTGTTCCGGCAGGTGGTTTTGATGGTTGGGATATTAACTATGAAAACTTCAGAGGAAGAATGATTACAAGCACATTTGCACAAGGTGGCGCAGCTGCATTTCCTGAATCAGATTACAATGCTTATAAAGAAGCATATCAAATTTATGAAGATACTGAAAGAACACCAATTAACTTATTTACAACTCCTGGTCTAAATTGGTCTGATAATACAAATCTAGTTGAAGATGTATTAGAAATTATTGAAGAAGTTCGTCAAGATGCTCTTTATATAATCGATGCTCCTGATGCCGATTTAAATTCTACACCAACTGTTGTAGCAGGTAGTTATGCTGATGATTTAGATAATGCAGGTTTAGATTCTTCTTATGCTGCTACTTATGTACCTTGGATTAAAAGAAAAGACCCTGATTCAAATACAAACATTTATATTCCACCAACAGGTGAAGTATTAAAAGCAATGGCTTTAGCTGATAGAACATCATTTATTTGGTTTGCAACAGCAGGTTTAAATAGAGGTGGTCTTCCAAATGCTAGAGATGTAAGAAAAACTTTTAAAGAGTCTGATAGAGATATCTTATATCTTTCAAGATTAAATCCAATTGTTAAATTCTCAAATAATACTCCTGGAATATTTATCTACGGTCAAAAAACTCTACAAGTTGCTGATTCTAAACTTGATAGAATTGATGTAAGAAGACTTCTTCTTTATGCAAAACAAATCATTTCTTCTCAAGCTAGATTGTATTTATTTGAACCAAATGATGAAACATTGGCAAGTAGCTTTATTTCAGAATCTAATAAGAAACTTAAAGTTATTCAAGATAACAGAGGTTTACAAACTTTCAGAGTTAGATTAGATAATACATTAAACACAGCTGAAAGTAGAGATAGAAACGAACTTTACTTTGTGATTGAATTGTTACCGATAGGTGCAGTAGAGTTTATTGGTCTAACATTTGTAGTAAATAAATCAACAAGTGCAATTCAATTTAATGGATAAACAATAAAAAGATACTATTTAAAATAAAGATAATAATATGCCACTAACTTCGGGATTTAGAAACGTACCTAATCAATATGAGCCTTTGAGACCTAACAGATTTGAAGTTAGGTTTCCTGCTCAAGATATAGAATTACACAAATATACATGGATTGTAAATGCAATCGATAGACCTAAAATGAAAGTCAATTCAGTTCCAATTAAATATTTGAACTATGAACAAAAGGTTGCAGGTCATGTTACCTTTGATGATATAACATTAGAGTTTATTGACCTACAAGGACCATCTTCAGCACAATTACTGTTGGAGTGGTATAGATTGTGTGCTGAAAACTTAACAGGAAGAATGGGTTATGCTTCAGGTTACAAAAAAGATTTACAGTTAATCGCTTTAGACCCAACATTAGTAGGTGTTCAACAGTTTACAATCTTTGGTGCTTTCATTAGCAACATTGATTTTGGTAAAAATGAATATACTTCTGATGAAGTACAAAAGATTACTGTAACATTAAGTTACGACTTAGCTGAAAATAATTACTAATAATTTAGTTAATTTAAAACTTGAAAATCCCATTGGTTTCCGATGGGATTTTTTTTGGTATAAAAGTTGTATATTTATTATTAAAACAATTAAAATATGATAAAATATAATTTAGAAAAACACTTAAAAGATAATTGGTGGAACACTAGTGATACATTTTCATTAGTTGAGAAATGGTTTGATGATAAAAAATTCATCAATAATGAAAATCTTTATATGTATAAAGATTTTAAAAAACAATTACAATTTGCAGGATATGATAAAGAAGAAGTTTCAATATCATATGAAAATGACTATTTGACAGTAGAAGGTAAATCAAGTATGTTAAATAGTCAGTATACTAAAAAATATTATCTACCAACAAAGTATTATGATGTGGATAATATTGAAGTAAAATTTGAAAAATGTATTCTTACTATTGATTGCAAATTGAAAGAAGAAAGAGAATCAAAAGTGATGAGGATTATAATTAAATAAATTTAATCTTAATAACTTTTTCTAATCTTTCTACGGAGGGATTGAATTGTTTAATATATAGTTGTTTGCTAGTTCTACTAATAACTTTTACATTAAACTTTAATTTCCCTCCTTTTTCTTTCAATTGTTTTAATTGTATTATTTTTTTTTCAAAGACAATACCATCATCTCCCATATAATAGTCATCTTCATGACATAATACATTATATGTTTTTTCTTTATTTAAATCTTCTATTTGAATCTTTTCAAGCACATCAACCATTCTAAGATTGTGTATTTCAATTTTAATAAAATTATATAATGAAATATTAGGTTTACCTATTTTCTGACTATAACAATCAAAAATAAAAAATCCCCAAATTATGGGGATTAATTTTATTATCCTTCGCACATTACACATTCTGAATATAAATCTCTTTGTTGTTTTGTGTCTGCTCTCAATACAGATTCAGACCTCAAATAATAAAGTGATTTTAAACCTACTTTCCATGCTTCAATATGTACTTGATTTATAAATTTAGCAGGTGCATCACTAAAGAACGCAAGATTTAATGATTGACCTTGGTCAATATATTTTTGGCGAACCCCTGCTTGTCTAACTATTTCAAGTTGATTAATTTCTTTAAATGTTTTAAATACTGCTTTCTCTTCAGCACTCATACATCTAACATTAATTACAGAACCTTTGTCTTCAGAAATAGCATCCCAAACTTGGGGTACATTTTTACCTTTGGATTCTAATAATTGCTCTAAGAATGGATTTCTTCTAATATGTAAACCTTTTGCATCATCATCCATATAAAGATTTGCTGCAATTGGTTCAATGCCTTGTGAATATCCACCTGCAAGTTTTGATGAAGACCTATTTGGTGCGATTGCAAGAAGAGTTAGGTTTCTTCTTCCTGTTCCTTTACACCATTCAGGTTCACCATATTCTTTTGCCATATCCATTGTTGCCCTTTCTGACTCATCTTTAATATGTTTAAAGATTATATTTGTCCAAGCATTTGATTCAATCGATACAAATGGAATCATTTTACTTTGAAGGAAACTATGCCATCCTAAAGCACCTAAACCTAATGCTCTTGACTTAGTAGCAAAGCGCACAGCATCCTCAATTCCTTTATAAGTATCTGATGTACCTTTTTTAATAAAGTCTTCCATTACAGCATCTAAAAAGATTGTAGAAAGATATACGGTATCAGTATCTTTCCATTCATCAAATTTAACAATATTTAAAGAAGAAAGACAACATACCAATGTATGTGTTTCATCAGTTGGTAAAAAGATTTCAGAACAAAGATTTGAGTGTCTAATCTTTAAATCATTTTGTTTCCACCACTCAGGTACTACATTATTAGCATTATCAATAAACATGGTATAAGGTTCACCTGTCTTTACTCTTTTCTTTAAAGTTTCAAGCCAAATTTCTCTTTCTTTACCATTTTTTTCAATGACTTTATTCATAAATTCATCAGTAAAGATTGCTCCTTGATGAATATTATGTGATTGACGATTTACATCACCCTTTGGTTCTCTAACCTCAAGAAATTCTTTGAATTCCCCATGTTCAGCATTTAAATAAATAGCAACTGCGCCTCTCCTTGTCTTTCCTTGCTTTGATGCTAATATAGTTGAGTCAAATGATTTAATAAATGGAATGATTCCATCTGAAGTACCACCTCTTCCATCTCTAATTTTAGTTCCTATTGCCCTAATAGCAGAAAAATCATAAGCAGTACCACCACCGTATTTTGATAGCATTGCCATTTCAAGATTTTTACGATATATTTCATACATAGAATCACCGACATGGGAAGAAAAACAACTAATTGGTAATGCCACGTCTGTTCCGAGATTTGCCATTACAGGAGTTGATGGAATTAACCATCCTTTCCAAAGAATATCAAAGAATCTTTCTTGTAATTCGGGTTTATTAATTAATTCTGCTGCTTTTGATGATACTCTTGTATAACCATCTTTTGGTGTTTCACCATCAAGAAGATAGCCACCTCTAATTGTAGTTAAATAAAGCGCATTGTTACCCCATTCAGGAAAGTCGATACCAACTTTCCATCCCATATTTTTTGCTATGTCGTGTGTTTCTATTTTCATTTTTTTATTTAAAATAAGTCATCTACAAAATTCCAATCCTCATTTGGTTTAGAGTATGAGGTTTCTCTATTAGCAAAAAAATCAGTTTGCTGTTCACCTGATGTTGCAATGTAAAACCACTCCATGTCCATGAGCATATCATCATCAACTTGATAAACAGGTGTCAACATTAACTCTTTAAGTTTTCTATTTGCCCTGTCATACATGAAGTTTTTAAGTGTCTTCTTTTTAATAGTTTCTAAATCACCAAGTTCAAAAATTTTATCAATATAATTAAACTCATTCATCAAAGCTAAATCAACACCTTGATAAATATTGTGTTTTAATTCATCGGTCCAAATGTAAGGATTTTCTTCAACAAGTGTTCTAAACAATTTGCACCCTGATTT